CTCTACTAACTCACCAGCTGCGGCTTGGTCGGCTGCGGCTTGGTCAGCTGCGGCTTGGTCAGCTGATAACAAATCATCAGCTTTAGCTTGGTTCTTTGCCATATCAGGCTCCTAATGAATGATTATTAAAAAGGGGCGAAGCCCCTTTTGATTATGTTGCTGAGTTAACGTAGAGCTTAACAGCAGCAGTATCAATCAAGTTGCCACCTGAGCGTTGCCATCCGCAGAAGCCAACTTGGCCATTCAATGCAAATGCAGAGTCATCAAAACGGCGAATGCTTGTGCTATTTTTTACATCACGGATTTTGTACTGGCTTAAGTCACCAAATGCGATTGATTTTGCATTTGCAGCCATCACAGCCATGTCATCGTTGGTTACAACTGAGTGACCCAATAGCATATCTGGCGCACCTTCAGTAACAGCAGGCACCCAGACTGGGCGGCCTGTAGTATCTTTAATTTTAGAAACAACAGAGACGCTCAAATCATTCATCATGAACTTAGCTTTGCCACGATATGCACGATTTACTGAGTGTTTTAAATCGACCAGATCATCATACAACACAGAAAGTGTTTGGCCTGTTAACCCTGTTTTACCAACACCAGAGCGTGGAATAATACCATCAGGCAAAGTCGTACCAGCACCAACGGTGAAGTGTGTATTTTGAATACGTGCAATACGTTCTGCCAAACGATCAACAACAAAGGCCACTACATCAATAGCCGAGTCTTGAATCAACTCAATTGGCAGCGCGATTTTTTTAGAGCTGTATTTAAATACGTTTAAACTAACTGTACCAAATGTAGTTTCGCCAGTTGCTGCAGCAGCATTTTCACCAACAATCTCACCGACTTCACCAGTGCCGTCATTGGTTGGAAATGACAAAGGATTGCCTGAGTCAGTAGGGATGATTTCAGCAACTTCACGCATACCACCGAAAGCTTTTAGCTTGGCAATAACCATCGTTGCAACTTCAGCTGGTACTGTATAGCCACCTTCAGCTGGTGTTGTGGTAGACATCGCATTGCGAATTTCAATCGCCTGCTCTGGCGATACGTTATTACCGAAGCGCATATACAGCGCAACTGCTGTTAATGCGTCAATGGTCATCGCACCGTCTTTTTTACCAGCAGGCACACCATCAGCGTTAAAGAAGTTATCAGCTTCTAGATCACGCATTTTTTCAGTAGCTCTTACCTGATTTTTTAATGACTCAATTTCAGTGGTGTAGTTGTCAAAAGTGACCTGCTCTTCTTTTGTCCAGGTCTGGTCACCTTTATCAGCTAACAGCTTGTTAGCTAAGGCTGCGAGGTTTGCAATTTTCTCGCGCATGGCTTGAATGTTTTTCATACAGTTTCCTTAAAATGAAAAAAGCCACCAAATAGGCGGCTTGAAATGAGAGTGACCGACTCTCGACGGTTTTATGCGCGAGAGCGCTATAAAGCAGTGACTAGCCGTAACTTATTAGCGTTAGCAGCGGACATAAATAAACCCGTCGGAGCGGGTTCTGTAGTTTTGTTTGTGATTCCATCACCATCTGGTATTTTTTCAGGCTCTTTATGCAGTAAAGCCTGTGGTGTTTTATTAAATGCGGATAAATTCCATGTGTTTTTAGCGCTGTTTTGTGAGGCTTTTTCTGCCTTAATGCTGTCAATAAAGCCATTATCAAGCGCTTCTTGAGCAGTAAACCATGTCTCAGCATCCATCATTGCAATGATTTCAGCATCGTCTTTACCTGTTTTTTTTGTGTAATCAGCCACAATAGAGCCTTCAATCTTCTCCAGAAGATTGGCTGTATCTCGCAATGCTGTTTTATCACCCCACGCCAATCCGCTAGCATTGTGAATCATAAAGAATGCACCGTCTGACATTTGTACGCTGTCGCAAGCCAGTGCAATACTCGTTGCCGCACTGGCACACAAACTATCGATATGCGCTATCGTGTTACCTTTAAAGCGCTGAATCTCGGCCATAATTGCACGGCCTTCAAACACGCTACCTCCTGGGCTGTTAATGTAAACATTAAGTGTCGCTGCATCGCCTGCTTGTGCAATCGCATCAGCCACGCTTAGTGCTGAAACGCCCCAATAAGCGTCAATCACATCATAGATATATAGGCTCGCTTCATTAGCATTTTTAACTAGGTTAACGGGCGTTTTTTTGCGCGCTGCGTTATCTCGATAGAGTTGCATAATCTTATTCATTGGCTTGCCCTTTTGGTTGAGTTTGAATCGTGCGTGGGTCAAATATCTCAGCTGCAGCACCGCCCTGTGGTGCAAGGCCTTTTGACTTTCTTACTTCATCGACTGACATCCAGCCCATGCCAGCGCCGGGGCCACCTAAGGCAGCTCTGTTATAAGCAGCCTGAGCTGCGCTGTCACCTTCGATTAGAGCATCACGGTCAAACTGGATAATTTTATTTGCGTTACGTGGGAATAACTTGCGGTTTATCTCTTGCTCAATACGTACTAGGTGCGGCTGTAATGTATACGTGACAAAAGCACGACTCATTGCTTCAATGCCACTACCCCAGCTGGTACTAGCACTCGTTTCGCCAATCATGTGTGGCGGCACGCCAAAAGCACGTGCAATATCTACCACTTGAAATTTACGCGCTTCTAACAATTGCGCATCTTCAGCACTCAGGCTGATCTCTTTTGCGGTAACGCCTTCAGTTAAGACTAATGGCAAGCGGTGTGCATTTTCAATGCCTGAATACTTTTGTACGAAAGCATCGCGCAAGTCTTTAGCTTGTTCAGGGCTCATTTTATTGGCAGCCTGCAACACAATAGATGGGTGAGCGCCATTAGCAAAAAACTTACCAGAATACTCATCCATAGCCAGCGCATTTCCCACTGCAGCGCGCGCTGCCTGACGAATCACGCTCATAGATTTGATGCCATCAAAGCCAAAGCCCGGGAAGTGCAACACATCAGATGCATCTAGCCAAGTGGTTATACCGTAATCAGGCAGATTGATGTAGTAACGTACAGTGCCGTCCGGCTGTCTTTTCGGAATCACGCTAGACCAAGGCATTGGCAACAACTCTTTAACGCCACCAGTGATGGTTCTGCGTATCCAAGTGAAGGCATCGCCACGTAATAGCTGAGCGGTACTTACGCCCTCCCAATGGCTTGCAGCTGTATATTGATCACTCGGCTGCTCGTTAAGTTTGTACCATAAGTCATCACGCGGCTGACGCGCTTTAATATCACCGTCAGTTTTATATTGATGCAAAGGCAAAGTTGAAATGGCGCCGGCGATTTTATTTACGCACGCATAAACAGCTGCGACTCGCATTGCAGAATCTGGCGTCACATTCATCCCAGATGCAGCAGGGTTAACACCAAATGCTTCATAAATATCTTGGCCATAACTCGCATTTTTTACAACTGGTGCACGTGCAGCCTCGCGCTCACGAAGCCAGTTAGTCAAAACAACGCTACCTTTTTGACTAACTTTTTCTGCGTCATACCAAGTTGAAGTGTTTGCCATAATTTACCTATAAAACTACGAAGCCCTGCTCGATTGAACTGCTATGAGTTTCGCCCAACATAGCCCTACCATGCGCAACAATTAACGCTATTGCGGCATCGATTTTCTTTTCAGCACTCTGTTTACGTGGAAACCAGTTTTCGTTATGGTCCGGTTTCACTTCCACATTGCTCATCATCCAAATAAACGCCGGGTTGCCATCATGGTGAAAGCGTCCATCGTCAATAAGTGCGGCGATATCTTTCATCGGCTCACTTAAATATTTCACATTCATTGGCACATCGATAACGGTGTAGCCAAGTTCTTGAAGGTTTGGCGCCATCTCACGCGCGCCCCATGCATCCATGGCAATCTCTTCGATTTTTACTTTTTCAGCAACTTCAACCGTCTCATCTTCAATTTGAGAAAGTGAGATCATGTTGCCTGGCGTTTGCGTTAAATGACCCTGCACTACCCAACCGCGATAATGTGCGTTTTCAGGTTTTTCAACAGCAGCTTCAGGCAAGTAATTTTTGGTAAATACGTAGTAATGTTTTTTACCGTTAATCTCTTTTACAAATTCAAACACAGTTGATGCAATATCGACCTTGCTGGCTAAGTCATTACCGACGTAACAAGACTCGCCAAAGAAATCTTCAATACGCAGCGTTGGGTCGCCACAGTTTTGTAGCTTCTCCAAATTAAACGCCGGGGTTGCACTGGCAACCCACACATTCAAGTGTTTGGTTTTAAATATCGCTTGTTTGCGCGGATCTGCTAAAGCCTCTTGTAACGCCGCCAATAAAAACTCACCACTCACTGAAACATCAAAGTTTGGGTTTGCTTTACGCAAAGCCTCTTCAGTGGTCCAATCATCATCCGCATCAATGGTAAAAATAATACCGAAGCGGCGGTCGTTCTCTTCTAAGCCTTCAAGTATTTTCTGCAGCTGCACTTGATGTTGGTAACATGGGCCACCAATATTCACACCTGCGGTAGTTGTTACTAATAAAATCGGCTGTGATCGTGCGCCCATCCCAGTGGCGCCAGTCTCATACATGTCATTGGTCGTATGTTCATGGTACTCATCCACGCCCCAAAAGGACGGTGATGCACCATCACCAGGGCGACCAATCACAGGCTCAAAGCGACTATTGGTATCAATCACCGCTAAGTTTGATTTGTTGGGCACCACGCCATAGTAAGATCTAAACGCTGGTGTTGATATTGCCATCTGACGCGCTGGCGTGAACACTTCCATCGCCTGGTCTTTACTTGTCGCACCGCTGTAAACCTCAGCACCAAACTCACCATCTGCTGTCAGCATATACAAGCCAATCACAGCGGCTAGTGTTGACTTAGCATTCTTACGTGGAATGAATAAATCAATTTGCCTAAACCTACGCTTGCCTGTGGCCTTCACTATCCAGCCAAATGACACCGCAAGTACAAAAACTTCCCATGCTTCAAGTGTAATCAGCTGCCTTTGCGCCGCCCAATCACCTTTAATGTGTGGCATTTTTTCTGCAAAGGCGCAGATTCTTTGCGCTGGCAGAAAGTTCTTGCCATTGATATCGATTAGTTCTGGGTTAAAAACGTAAGGGTAAGCTTCGTTTTCTGATTTTTTTAAATCATCTAAGTGGCGCTTGCATGCGAGGCGATGCCATTTACACGCAATTATTTTTCCATCAACAACATCATGAGCGTACTGTGTGGCAATTGCCGCAAAGTCTTTCGTCATATGTCGCCAAATCCTTTTTCATTACCAGTGCTGGTGTCTTCAAATAGTGCTTGTTGCAAATGATTGCTTGGCGTCACGCGACTACGCGCACTTGGCGACATGCCGAAGTTGGCCAAATATTTATCTACGTTATGACGTGCCTTGTTTGCGATTACCCAGTACGGTGAATAAATAATATTGCCGTTGGTCGTCACCTCAGTCATACCGTCACCACCAACGTACTCAACGCCAGCGGCTTCAGCGTCTGCCATCTTTTGTGCAGCTCGCTCCATATTCCGCCTGAGCATTTTTTCGGCATACACCAACTCAGCCCAACTTTGCACATATAAGCAAAGCGCTGCGCGATCTAATTTTGAGATCAGGCCGTAACGCTTCAACTCTTCAGTAATCCGCTTCCACTCTTTTTTAGCCTCCTGCAATAAGTGCGGAGGGCAACCTGGTATTTCCACTTCAGGCTGCAAAGAATCCATTAGCTGATTTGTAGGCTTTTTACTTGGGTTGCCCGTCAGGTAATGCACGTTTGCTGGTTTTGGTTTTGGTCCTGGCTTCATCGATTCACTTTCCCCGCACGGGGTAAATTTTCTTTCCGTGCTTGTTTCATCAGATCAGGAGCCAAAAGAAAAACCGCCACCCGTTTCCAGATGGCGGTTTGCCTTTATACGCAACCCAATTGATGAGCGCATTGCTCAGGGTGGTATCTATAAAAAAGCATGGCGACTTAATTAGTCGTTAGTTGCAATCGGGAGAAAACAACCTGCTACTAAAAAATCACCATGCTTTTTTACAGACGTCTGCACAAAATATTATTACTAGGATGGCCCATACTGCTATGCTTCGGACACCCCCCCCTACTATCTAAATCCCGCACGAAAAAATACGGCTTGGCATACGGTCTAGAAGCGATAAGCTGTAGACTTTTGACCACCCCCTACCTCGCACCAGTGAAGCCACCGTCTTCTTTTGCAGTCTTACGGTCATGACAATCTTTAGCCATTGACTGCCAGTTATCACGATCCCAAAACAAAACCATATCACCACGATGTGGAATGATATGGTCAACAAC